CGCCGGACACCTGGGCATCGCCGGACACCTGGGCATTGCCGGACACCTGGGCATCGCCGGACACCTAGGCATTGCCGTACACCTGGGCATTGCCGTACACCTGGGCATCGCCGGACACCTGGGCATCGCCGGACACCTGGGCATCGCCGGACACCCAGGCATTGCCGGACACCTGGGGATCTGGATGCAGGTTGTTTTCTGACTCGATGTACCCGCCCAGCTCGCCGGGTGCGATGAAGGCACCAATCGCAACCAGTGCGCGTATCCGGCGCAGGGTGCGGCCGTCCCGTGTGGTGACAGTATCCCCATCCACGAATTCATATTTGCGATTCATACCAACTCCCTTTTTTCGCGCTCCACTCGGAACGCTTCCGTTTCGATTTCGTCAATGTCGCGTTTTGTCAGCTTCGATTGCAGCTCCGGGCAAGGCCAGAATCCGGCGTCCAGCACCGTGATTTCGACCTCCTCAGGAGATGGCGGGCAGTCGCGGCCGCCTGGGTCGTAGGGCGTGATGAATGCGCGGATGACGCATGGTCGGCCGCCTATGACCCAATCGAAGTGGGTGATGATGGATTTCATAGGTCCGTCCACACCATGCCAGCGGGGCACGGCGCTGGACCGACCGAGACCATGCTTCCGAAGTCATCGACCACGGCCAGGAAATATTTCGGATCGGCCCAGCCTGTGATTCGCTTGATCATCACGCTGTAGAAGCCGCGATCGAAACATTCGTCGTGGCGCGACCAGTTCGCGAAGGCGTTCCAGGCCACGCCGAACAGGTCTGAGTGATGGGTTTGCATGTCAGGCCTCGATCGTCACTGCTACTCGGTCGGTGTCCTCGTACTCGCGGCGATCTATGACCTCGAAGCGGGCGCCATGGTCGTGGATGATGTGGCCGATTTGGAGTCCCGGCACGGTGAGGATGGTGGTGCTCATGATTTCTCCCGGTGGTTGAACTTTAATTTGTCGCTACAACCGTAGATTACAACATTGATTTGTAGAATGCAAATAAAAGTTGTAGGCCAGGAGATAAAAAAGCCGCCTAAAACGGCGGCCTATTGGGAGAGGATGCGATTACCTACTGCGAGGTTGGATAAAAGCCAGTGCGTCTATCCACGCCCAGATATCGGAAATAGTAAATACTCCCTCCGGTAATGTCGGAAATCATTGTGCTTCCGGGAAATCGGCCCTTGGAACCCGAACGGCCCGCATCCCGCCAGAGTCGCCGGCCAAGTAAGGCGTCGCGGCGTAGATCATCACAGGGAACGCGCTGCGCAGGTCGGGACGCTTCGACCCGGCGGTAATGTTTGTTTGCCACAGCTCGCGAACCTGTCCTGGGCGGGTCGCGTCACGCGTGCCTGCGAGCAGAAATATGCCCAGCGGGTAGCTGGTGATCGTTCCGGATATTTGCTGATAGCCGGTTATGCCGTAGGTTGGTGTGTAGGTGGTCGTACTGCTGTACTGGTTTCCTACCATCGTTCCGTGCGTCTGAGATCCGCTGTATCCCGTTCTACCCCATTGCGGGATTGACGTTGTGTAGTTTGATATTTGGGCCTGCCCGACGGCGTACCCAAGTACGACCACAGATTCAGCGGTAGCCGCGTCGGGTGTGCGGGACATACCCTTTGTTTCAAGGGCCCGCTCAATGTGCTGCGCATACCGCTCAAACTCAAGACCGAGCGTGGCGCCCGGTCCCGGGACAATGGCATATGTTCGGTAGTTGAGCGCGTCTGGCGCCGAGATCGCATCAACGTTTACGGTGTAATTTCCGACGCCAGCACAGCCGCCAAGAAGAAGAGAAATCGACAGTAAAAAAATACGCATTTTGTCACCTGCTTCGCAAAAAAACGCCGTCAGACCAAACGAGGCTAAGCTGTCTTCTCTGTTTCCGGTCTTTTTGTCCCTGATAGAAGGCTCTCTGCGTAGCCTTCTACCTTCCCCTTGTCTCGCTCGGAGAGTGCAGCCCAATCTTCCAGGGTGAAGCGCTCAAACGGCCATTCTCCAGCGGTTTTTGCGCTCTCTGAGGGGCGGCCAACCAGATTCCCGACGGGTATTTCTAGTGTTTCGGCGATCTGCTCCAAGCGCCTTGTGCGCGGTGCTCCGCCCGACTCCCATTTCTGTACAGACTGCGGCGTAACACCAAGCCTGCGGGCAAGTTCTGACTGATTCAGCCCTGCGGCTTCCCGATAGTGCGCAATCCGTTCCCCAATAGATTTCCTGTCCATGGTGGCGATGTTACAAGCGACCGTTGTAAAAGGCACTGCACTTTTCATTTGGAATCTACAAATTAAAGTTGTATAGTTAAGTCTATCTATGCAAGATGGACAGAAAATGAAAACAGCCCTTGACCAAGCGATTGAGGTAGCAGGCAGTCAATCCAGCCTGGCACGCGCCTTGGGGATCAAGCCTCAGGCGGTTCAAAAATGGGCCGCGACAGGCAGAGTTCCCAGCGAACGGGCCGTAGAAATCGAGCGCGTTACCGGCGTGCCTCGACAGAAGCTGCGGCCTGATCTTTATGGCGCCCCTGCAGCGCCCGAACTCGCGCAAGAGGCACCTCATGAGTGATCCATCCCTACAGGCCGCCCTTGAGTGCGCTATCGCCCGCTGGTCGGTCGAATCCGGCCAGTCTTTGTGTGAGAACTCCGATCATAAGGGGGAGGAGCCGGGCGCCCCTATGCCTAGCCGGGACAAAAAATTCCCGATTGGGCCGACTGATGTTTGAAGATTCCATGAGTGGTTCCGATATGAATACAGAACCAGTATCCGATGGCCGTCCTGAAACCACACGCAAGTCTGGTGCAAGAATTCAGAGCGAGATTTTGCAGCGGCTTGCAGTCGTCACCCAGGAGCGTGCAGCCGATTGCATGGGCGTTTCGGCCAGCACTGTGAGCCGGCAGAAGGAAAGCCTGGACGGTGTTTGCCAGCTACTGGCGGCCCTTGGGTTTCAGCTTGCGCCCGCCGGTGCCGTGGTGGTGAGCCAGGACGATATGCGGGCACTTGAGCGCATGGCACTGAAGTACCTCCAGGCCCGCGTGGAATCGGAAGGACGGTGGACGCTATGAGTGCGCAATCCCTTTCCCGCGCGGCCGGCATGCTGTGCGGCAACCCCGACTTCCAGGCATCCATCGGTGTGACCTCTGCCGAGTCCGCAGCGGCCCATGTGCGCCGTCATTGCCAGGTGGCGAGTCGGCGTGAGCTGGACACGAATAAAGACGCTGCGAAGCGGTTTCATGAGCTGCGGCGGCGCTTTGCTTATGGGGCCGCATAATGGCAAGAATCCGCACCATAAAACCCGAATTCTGGACAGACAGCCTAATGGTTCAGCTGGATGCGTTGACACGGCTTCTTTATATAGGGGTCTGGACGGCTTCAGATGATCACGGCGCTGTCATGGATGAACCGGAGCGGTTGGCGATGGAAATCATGCCTCGCGAAGACCCGGACGAAGTAGCGGCGAGAATCGATTTGCTGATTGCAACCGGCAGGCTTTCGCGAATGCTGGACGACGATGGCGGAAGCTATCTTCAAATCGAGAAATGGAAAGATCACCAGCGCGTCGATAAACCATCAAAAAGCCGACTTTCGCGGGAAGACTCGCGAAAGCTCGCGATTCCTGCCGAAAGTCGCCGGAAGGTCGCCATTAAATACGGATGCGAGCCGGGAGAGGTCAAAGAGGCTTCTTGCTATTTCTGCGGCAACCCCGGAACCATACATTGGCCGCGCCTATCGTCTGGAAAGCCCGGTAGTTGGGTCGCTTTCGCTGGTCTTGAGCTGGATCACTTCCACCCAGAATCAGAGGGCGGAGATGCGTCAGAGCCCAACCTTGTGTTGAGCTGCCGTGGATGCAACAGAGCCCGCCGCGACAGGTCTGTTTTTGACTTCGTAACCGCCCGGCTTTCCGTGCCAATCGGGAATAAATCGCAGGCATCAAGCGAGTTCGACAAGAATCTACGCGAATCCTCGCGAGACTTCTTGGTGGGAAAGGAAAGGAAAGGAAAGGAAAGGAATGTAAAGGAAGAAGAGGCGGCGGCGACACCTCCCCCGCACGCGCACGCACACACACGCGAGGCTGGCGACGATTCGCCGCCGCCTTCCGATTCCGAAATTCCCGAAGAAGCAGGCCCCGTCCCCGACGAAGCGCCAGCCAGGACCACGCAAATCGCCGTGCTGCTGCGACGCAACGGTGCCGACAGCCGAACGCACAGCGACAGCAGGGGCATCGCGGAGCTGGTCGAGCTGCAGGCCACCGATGCACAGGTGCTGACCGCCCTGGAAACCGCCAAGAAGCGGCGCAAGGACACCAGCAGCAGCCAGCCGGTGACCGCCGCGTACCTCGTGCCCATCGTCCGGGAGCTGCAGGCCGGACCGCCCGAGAAGCCCGACAAGCCGCCGCGTGACGAGTGGTGGAAGTCGAACGAGGCGACCGACCGAAAGGCCCGAGAAATGGGCATGTCCGCCCGGGGTGGAGAGGATTATCCGAGTTTTCGAGAGCGAATTTTCGCGGAGATCAAGCGCCGCAAGGAGGCCGGAGAATGACCGACTACGCAACCGCTTCTGCCGCCGTCTCCGGCAGTCCTGTGCCCAAGGCGGGAAGCTGGACTTGCTGCGTTTGTGGCTGCCCGCTTCCCGGCACGCTCAGCACCGACACGACCGGCGCCACCGAGTGGTTCTGCCGGCTGCATTTCGGTGCTCGCTACGGAGATTACGGCCAGATAACGGCCATGGCAAGGAACCGGATTGAGCTTTACCGGCTGGCGTTTCGATGCCTCAACGCTGGGCCGAATTTGCCGATTCCGCAGCAACTGGCCACGGCGCTTGAGCGTCACGGAAGGCCGGAGTTTCTTGGCGCATCACCGGCACTTGAGGGGCGCACTCTCACCGTCCGGACGCTTGGCCGGCACATGCTCTCCACACTGGATGCGGAGTGTTTGCAGAGGCAGAAGCGCCTGGTGGAGCGTGATGATGCGCCGGCGCCGCAGCGGCGGGATTCGTGGGCGTCGGTGGGGTATTTGGTGGGGGAGGCTGCGTGACTGAGCTACTCATCGAATCTTCGGGATTAATGAATTTATCTCATCAATCGGACTCCGAACAAGGGGAAACCCGCATGAATTCTTATTTCGGCCCGCTGGTCCTGCCGTACCCGCCGAGCGCAAACCGCTACTGGCGGCATCGATCTTTGCCACGCGGCGGCATTGCGACCTACGTGAGCAAGGACGGCAAGGTGTTCCGCGAGACCGTCCACAAGCTGCTGCGCGACGCCGGCATCCGCTCGCCCATCGCTGGACGCGTCGGCATCGACTACGCGCTGTACCCGAACCGACCGCAGGACTACCGAACCCGCATGCGCAAGCTCGGTGAGGCTTGGCATGACACCGTGCAGTGCATCGACCTGGACAACGCGCAGAAAGCACTGCTGGACGCGCTCAAGGGTGTGGCGTTCGAGGATGATGCGTGGGTGCGGGAGATCGTCGCGCGACGCGCCGAGCCGGACGGTGCGGCCAGGCTTGAGGTGCGAATATGGGCAATCGAAACTGAGCGGCACCAGGCCGCGCTGGAGCTTGCGTGAAACTGGACGATCTCGATCAGGGCTTTGTGGCACGGCTGGAGAATTGGGGACGCTATTACGGCGACGGAGGCCATCGGCAGGGCGTATCGCCCACGCATGAAGTCTGCCGTCTGCTGGCAGTCGAGGCCGGCCAAGAGATCAAGCAGGGATACGCGGAATCCACGCCGCGCACGGAGGTCGATGCGGATGATGCCATGGTGATCGAGTGGTGCATGGCAAAGGCTGCATACCGCCTGACCGCGATAGAGCGCGCGCTCATCAAGGCGCATTGGGTGTCCCAGGCCGACCCACGCATGGTTTGCCGGCTGCTGCAACTACGCTGGCTGTCGTGGGAGAAGGCGCTTTGCGAGGCGGTGGAAAAATTTCGGGCGGCTGTTGAGTTGCTGGAAAACCACAGGGTAAATACTTAGAAATAAATCCACGGAATCCGTTGATATTCCACGGAGCCCGTGGAATAATACAGTCATGGTGATCAATAAGACACCGACCAAAACAGGAGATCGACATGGCTGCTATCACATACTACATCGTCCCCGCCAACGGCTCGCTCGAAATGGACGGCATTCAATTGACCGTACGCACGGATCGCGGTGCACGCATCCAGGCCAAGAAGCTCGGCTTGGCGCCCGGCTACAGCATCTGGTTCTTCCGCGCCTCGGACGGCTGCAAGGGCGCCATCGAGGTCTAGCATGTACATCAAGATTCTGAGCGGGAACGCAGGCGACTTTCGAGCGTACTCCGCCGTCGCCTGCCGCAAGGACGAAGCGGAGTACGAAATCGTCGCACCCAAAGACGCAACATTCACTCTGAGCGAGGATGGTAATGTAGAACTTATTCGGCAGGGGGTGGTGTATATACAGAGGATGAAGAGGGTCCCGGTCAAGGCGCTTGCGTTCGTCCCCTACGGCACGGTAGACGGGTATCCGCTGCCACCGAGTGAGCGCGAGGAGATTTTCGTCCATTTGTACCTGGTCGGCGGCATCCCTCCGGCGCCGCAGAAAATAAAAGATGCCAGGGTGATGGCGGGCTTGACTCAAGGCGGGGCGGCAGATGTCGTGTACAGCACGCGCCGAACGTGGGAAGACTGGGAGCGCGGCGTGGCGCGCATGCACCCAGCGATATTTGAGTTGTTTTGCATCAAAATCGGCAGGGATTGTAAAACCAATGAAAATGAAAGATAATCACGGCCATCACCACTGCCAACCGTCCGAAGACGTGTAGAAAGCCCACAAGGCGGTCGGCGCGCGCCCAGACGTAGCGCCACAGCAGGACAGCAAGCCCCCTCGCGAGAGATCGCCGGGGGCTTTTTGCTGCCTGCTCGATATGACCACGAAACCCACCCGCACCGCTGCCGCCAAGAGGTCGCCAGCCAGCGGGGAAGTTGCGCCCACGCGCCGGCACGGTGCTCAGTCGGCCTACCGACCCGAATACTGCGACATCGCCATCGAGACGCTATCAGATGGTCACAGCATAGCCGGCCTGGCCGGGCGGATCGGCGTGGCGCGCTCCACGGTGTTCCTCTGGCGCGAAAAGCACCCGGAGTTTGATGAGGCAGTGCGCGTCGGCCTGGCCGGCGCCGTGTACTGGTGGGAGCAGCGCGCAGCGGAGTCTGCGCGCGGCGGCAAAGGCAACCCTGCCACCATCATCTTCGGCCTGAAGAACCGTGCGGCGGACGATTGGCGCGACCGGATAGAGCATACCGGGGCCGAGGGTGGGGCGATTCATACGATTTCTCGAATTGAGCTGGTGCCGCTGAAATGAGCGCCGTTCAGATCGCCCTCCCACCGAAGCTGATCCCGGTATTCCGGGGCGAAGCCGACATTCGCGGGGCGTTCGGTGGGCGCGGCTCAGCGAAAACCCGCAGCTTCGCCAAGATGGTCGCTGTGCAGGGTTATCGCTACGGCACGGCCGGAATTTCCGGTCAGCTGCTCTGCGCTCGCCAGTTCATGAACTCGCTCGAAGACTCCAGCCTGGAAGAGTGCAAGCGCGCGATCGAGGATGAGCCGTTCCTGGCCGCCTACTACGATGTGGGCGAGAAATACATCAAATCCCGCGACGGGCGCATCAGCTTCACTTTTGCGGGCCTGGATCGCAACATCGCCAGCATCAAATCCAAGGGCCGCATTCTGGTGTGCTGGGTCGATGAAGCCGAACCGGTAACGTCGCTGGCCTGGTCGATCCTGATCCCGACGTTGCGCGAAGAGGGCGACGGATGGAACGCTGAGCTATGGGTGTCGTGGAACCCGGCCCGCAAGAATGCTGCCGTTGAGCGCTTCCGTCATTCAGCCGACCCGCGCATCAAAATCATTGAGATGAACTGGCGCGACAATCCGAAGTTTCCTGATACGCTCAATCGTGCCCGGCTGCGCGACAAGGAAGATCGCCCCGACGAGTACGATCACATTTGGGAGGGAGCGTACGGAGCGATTGCAGGGGCGATTCTTGGCAAGTGGATCACCAGGGCTCGAGCAGATGGCCGGATCAACAACGATGTTGAATATGACCCGGACGGCGCGCCGGTCATCGTGTCATCTGACCTGGGGTTTCGGGATACGGCGTCGTGGTGGTTCTGGCAGTCCACGGTAGGCGGGCACAGGCTGCTGGCGTACCTGGGTGACTCCGGCCTGGATGCCGACGACTGGACGCCTATCATCAAAGACAAACTGGTGGAGTTGGGCGCCGGACGAAATCTTGGAAAAATCTGGCTTCCGCATGATGCGCGCGCCAAGACATTCCAGAGCAAGCACACCAGCGTGGAGCGCTTCGTTCAGGCCTTCGGCCACGACAAAGTGCGTGTTGTGCCGCAGTCGAAGAAATCCGACCAGATCAGCGCCGCGCGCGCCGTTCTACCTCGCTGCGAGTTCAATGAGGCGGCATGCGAAAAGGGCATCGACGGGTTGGAGGGCTGGCGGTTCGAGTGGAATCCAGACACACAAGCGTTTTCCAAGAACCCACTGCACGACGCCTGTTCCCACCCGTCCGATGCCTTCGCCTACGGCTGCCAGGTCATGCAGATGGAGCAGCCAAAACCCACCGTAGACGGGGCGAAATACGAAGTGATGGCCCGTCCTGATGGGCGCATCGTCGCAGGCGTCACGATGAATGAGCTGTGGTCGGACGCCGCCAGGAAACGGAGCAGCCGCATATGATGACACCGGAAGAACGGTTGATGCGGGTGGGCATAGCCGCCAATGCAGCGCGCGAAATCGTCCGCATGATCACTGATGGCGGCGCGGTCGATACGCCGCTTGTTGCCGTCAAAAACCTGTCCGATCTGACGGATAAGGAAATGGCCAGAATCAATCTTGGCCTTGGCCTTCTGGCGGTGCTGGATGGGCTACAGGTTGAAGGCTCCGACACCATTTCGGCGCAAGGCACAGGCGCCGAGGAAGATCCGATTCAGATCGCTGCGCGCGTGTCTGAAGATCCAGACAATGCCCTGATCATCGAGTCGGACGGCCTTCGAGTCCCCATCGTCGGTGCAGGCGTTCCTGAAGCGCCGGATGATGGAGATTTGTACGCGCGTGGCAGCGAGGACTGGAACAAGCTCGGGTCCGCCGCTACCGCCCATGCCGCCGACTTTGCGACGTCACAACAAGGGCAGCGGGCTGATACGGCCGTACAGCCTGGAGATTTAGGCACAGCCGCGGCGATGAGCGCCGAGGACTTCGCAAGCGCAGCACAGGGAGGTAGGGCGGATACCGCGCTTCAGCCGGACGCAATCGGCGTATCAGTGCAGGCGTACAAGGCCGCGCTGGACGCCACCACCGCAGCGTTTACGACAGCACAGCAGGATAAGCTGGCCAATATCGCATCGGGCGCTACGTTAAACGCTGCGGATGCCTATCTGCTTGACCGGGCGAACCACACCGGCACGCAAACCATGTCCACAATCTCGGACCTGGCTCCAGCGCTGGCCGGGAAGGTGGACGCGCAGGCCGGATATGGGCTGTCCCAAGAGAATTTCACGTCCGACGAAAAGGACAAGCTCGCCGGGCTTGAGGGCAGCAAATGGAAGGGTGAGTTTGTCTCCCTTGCGGCGCTGCAGGCCGCCTTTCCGACGGCAGAGCCGGGCAGTAACGCATTCGTCGACCTGGGCGTCGGCGAAGACGTTGTCAAGTACATCTGGGACTCAACCGATCAGAAATGGGTTCTCCAGCAGGGGGAGTCTGCGGACCTCACGCCGGCGCAGATCAAGTCCAGATATGAGTCCAATCCGGACACCAATACGTTCACGGACGCGGAAAAATCGAAGCTGTCCGGCATCGCCTCCAACGCCACGAACAACACGGGCACGGTCACATCGGTCCAGGTGGCGGTCCCGCAGGGGCTGCAAGCATCGGGCGGTCCGATCACGGGCGACGGAACGATCACGATCAGCTACGCCGCCGGCTACAGCATTCCGGCCAACAGCAAGCAGGCTCAATGGGACACGTCTTACGGCTGGGGGAATCACGCCTCTGCTGGATATGCGCTGGCGGTGAATCTGGGTACGGCCGCCGCACGAAATATTCCGGCCGCCGGAGATGCGTCCACCGCAGAGGCGGTGCTCGGAAGCGATACCCGATTGGCAAACGCCCGGGAGTGGAACGCCGCGACGATGGGGCAGGCGGAGGCCGAAGCCGGAACAGCAACCACCCGTCGAGCCGTCACGGCTCAGCGCATGCGGCAAGGTGTCGCTGCCTATGCCTATAGCAAGAGCGAGGTGGATCAGAAAATTGACGATGCTGGCGGCATCAGCTTGGAGCAGGCTTATGCCGTTTCCTTGGCAATCTGAGGTGTGTAAATGAGGCCCTTGAAATACGACGGTGATGGCCGCGTGGTTGTGGATGATACGAAACCGATCGTCTCCTGGGCCAATGGCCTGCCTTTAACGGAAGATGGTGCTCTGGCTGTCGCGCCTGCTGGCGACGTGCAGGGATTCGCCAACGGCGTACCGCTATCGACCGATGGAAAGGTGGTGACCAATGGCTGAGACCGCAGGAAAATCTAGCGCCCTGGACTGGCTCGATGAGCTCAATCTGCGCGAGAGCGATTCGGCGGAAAAGAGCTGGTGCCGTCGCGGCAAGGAGATCGTCAAGCGCTTCCGTGATGATCGAGACAACAGGTATGACGAGGTTGCACGCTTCAACATTCTGTGGGGCAACATCGAGACACTGTTTCCGGCTATCTATTCTCGTCCTCCCAAGGCTGAGGTAAGCCGCCGCAACAAGGATGCCGACCCGGTGGCGCGCACCGCTGCCAGGATACTGGAGCGCGCCTTGCAGTACGAAATCGACCAGTATCCTGACTTTGATGATTCGGTGAAGCTGGCGATTCTGGATAGGCTTCTGCCCGGCCGTGGCGTGGTGTGGATTCGGTTTGAGCAGGAGGAGCCCGGACGCCCTGGCGGTGATGATGAGCCGCAGCAAGGCGAGATACTGGCTTTGCCCGCTCCGCAGCCGCTTCCAGAAGCGGGTGGCGAAGCGCTGGACATGCCCCCTGATATGGCGCAAGTCATGCCGGAAATGGGCATGGAGAGCCCGGAAGTTTGGGTTCCCATGCCCGCCCCTGTTCCAGAGATCAAAGAGCGGGCATGCGTCGATTACGTCTACTGGGAAGATTTTCGCTGCGGCGAGGCCCGTATCTGGGCTGATGTTCCTTGGGTGGCGCGCCGCGTCTACATGACGCGCAAAGAGGGAATCGAACGTTTCGGAGACAAGTTCCGGCAAGTTCCGATGATCGCTCAGCCGCTGGGGCTGGACGACGATACGGGCCGCGCCACGCGCCTGGAGGCGCTGAAGAAGGGCGCTGTGTGGGAGATTTGGGACAAGCGCACGAAAACCACGTACTGGGTGGCGGAAGGCTATCCTGAGGTTCTGGACGAGCGCGCCGACCCTTACGGGCTGGAAGGCTTCTTCCCCTGCCCGAAGCCGATCTACGCCACGCAAACCAGTGATCGCTTGACGCCGGTGCCGGACTTTGTTTTGTACCAAGACCAGGCCAACGAGATCGACCTATTGACGACGCGGATCCGGGGTTTGACGGATGCGCTTAAGCTCAACGGCGCGTATGACAACGGCACGCCAGAGCTCGCGCGCATTCTGAGCTCGGAAGACAACACACTGATCGGTGTCAACAACTGGTCGGCCCTATCGGAGAAAGGGGGCCTGGGAGGTGCGATCTCGTGGGTGCCGCTGCGCGAGGTGGTCGCAGCGCTGCAGGCCGCCTGGACGGCCCGAGAGCAGGCCAAGCAGGTGGTGTATGAGATCACCGGCATCAGCGACATCATTCGCGGGGCAACCAAGGCCAGCGAAACCGCTACGGCCCAGGACATCAAGCGCCAATTTGGGAGCCTGCGCCTGCAGAATCGTCAGCGCGACGTAGCCGTGTTCTGCACCGAGATTTTGCGCATCAAGGCGCAATTGATGTGCGACATCTACAGCCCGGAGACACTGCTTGCGATGTCTGGTATTGCGGGCACCGAGGATGCACAATTCGCCGAGCAAGCCATCGCCATGTTGCAATCCGAGCCTCTGCGGGAATATCAGATCACGGTCGCGGCCGATTCTCTGGTGGCGCTTGATGAGGAGCAGGAAAAAACGCAGCGCATGGAGTTTCTGACCGCGATCGGCGGATACATCGAGCGCGCCATGCAGGCCGCCCAGGCGGTGCCGGAAATCGCGCCTCTGGCCCTGTCGCTGATGATGTTCGTGGTTCGAGCCTTCCCTGCGGCCAAGCCGATTGAAGCGGATTTTGAGCGATTCAGGGAGGCGTTGGAGAATCGCCCTCCGGCTGACCCGAGCGCCGAAGCCCAAGGGCAGCAGCAGGCAGAAATGGCGAAGTTGCAGGCGCAGCAGCAGGTCGAGCAGATGAAAATCCAGGCCGAAGCCCAGGCGCAGCAAATCAGGGCGCAGGCCGACATTCAGATTCAGCAGATCAAGATTCAGAGCCAGGCCGCGCTTGAGCAGCAGCGGGCGCAAATGCAGGCGGAAATCGACCGCTATCGAGCCGATGTGGATGCGCAGAGCAAGGCAGCGATTGCGCAAATGAACATGGATTTCCAGCGCTGGAAGGCTGAGCTCGATGCTGCCGTGAAAATACAAGTGGCGAACATCGGCAGCAAGGCGAAGCTGGACGATGCCGCCACACAGACAGCCACGCGAGAAATTGCTGACGAGGTGAGACCATGACACGCAAGCGATGGATCCAGTGTCCAGAGACGCTGGAATTGATACCTGCTGATGAATATCAACCAAGGGCCCGAGAAAGTGGGCCCTTTGTCATGGCGGACCTACAGCCCTACAAATCCATGATCACCGGCGAGCAGATTAACGGCCGCCGGCAACACCGCGAGCACCTGCGCCAGCACGGTTGCATCGAAGTCGGCAACGAGCGCCAGAAGCCCCGCACGCCAACCCCAATCAGCCGTGAAGACATCCGCCGCGACCTGCATCGCGTGGCGGCCGGATACGGCCTTTGAGCAACCAGCCATCCATACGAGGAAATCCCTACATGGACATCAACGAAACCTCAGACCAAGAAACCGGCAGTCTTGCCGAAGCCCTAGGCGCCGCCTTCGATCACATTGAGCAGGGCGGAGAAGCGCCAGAAGCCCCGGTGCTGGACATCGACACGCCGGAAGGGCAGGACCCGATTACGAACGGCAGTGTCGATGATGTCGGTCAAGTCGATCAGTCTGAGCAGGCCGCCTCCGGCCAGGAAGAAACCCGCGCCAATGCTGGCGATACGTCCGCAGAGGGGCAGGAATTCGGCCAGGAAGTGGCCACCCAGGACGAGCCCGACCGCACCGCCAACGCGCCCTCCTCATGGACACGCGAGACAGCGGAAAAGTGGGCTGATCTGCCTGCCGATGTAAAGGCGGAAATTCACCGCCGCGAAACTGACTATCATCGGGGCATCGAGCAGTACCAGCAGAGCGCGCAGATCGCCCAACAGGTACAGCAAGTGGTCGCCCCCTTCATGCAGAACTTTCAGGCCGCTGGCGTGCCCCCACTGCTTGCCATTCAGCATTTGCTTGGTGTAGAAAGCGCCCTGCGCAATGGCAGCCCGCAAGAAAAGGCCCAAAAGGTCGCCGAGATCATCCGGGACTACGGCATCGACCCTTCGATTGTTCAGCCTCTGCCGCCGCTTGACCCCCAGGTGCAGCAACTCATGCACCAGAACCGGCAACTTCAACAGTTCCAACAGCAGACGGTTCAGCAGCAGCAAAACGCCGTTCTGTCAGAAATCGAGGCGTTCAAGGCAAACCCTGAGAACGCCGACTTTGAGGCCATCAAGGGCGACATGGCCGCACTACTTAATTCCGGTCTGGCATCCAGTCTGGAAGAAGCCCGCGACAAGGCAAGATGGATGCGGCCCGACATCAGGAAAACCCTGGTGCAGCAGCAAAGCGCCAATGCCCAGAAGCAGCAAGCAGAAGCAGCACGACGCCAGCGCGCGAAATCCGCAGCGGGAGGAGTGAAGGGCTCTGCCCCATCCAAAACCACCGTTCAGCAGCACGATGACCTTCGCAGCGCGATTGAGTCGGCGATGGACGGCGATTCGTAACTCCTGATTGTCGAGGTATAAGACATGGCATCTCCAAACCAGCGGGTGAGCGACATCATCGCCACCACCATTGAAAGCCGCTCGCGCAAGCTGGCGGATAACCTGTCCCACAACAACGCACTGCTTTTCATGCTGAGCAAGCGCGGGAACGTGAAAACCGTCTCCGGTGGCACGCACATCATGGAAGAAATCATGTACGACGATGGCGGCCCCATGTCCGGCTCGTATAGCGGATATGACGTGATCGATATCACGCCCGACTCCCCCATCAGCGCCGCTGAATATGACTTCAAGCAGTATGCGCGATCGATCACCATCAGCGGCATGGAGCTGCTTCAAAACTCCGGTCGTGAGCAGATGATTGACCTGCTTGAGGGTCGCATCCAAGTCGCAGAAACCAAGCTGCGCAACGAAATCGCCCGCGACATTTACGGCGATGGAACCGGCAACCAAGGCAAGACCATCACCGGCCTGCAGGCGGCGATCTCCGACACGCCGAACACCGGCACCTACGGCGGCATTGATCGCTCCACCTGGGCCTTCTGGCGCAATCAGGTGATCAGCTGCACATCGGACGTTGGCGCGGCCATGGGTCCATCAACCATCCTGTCGGGCATGAACAAGCTGATGCTGGCTTGCACGCGCGGTAGCGATCGGCCCAATCTCATCATCGCTGACAACGAGGCCTATGAGGACTATCTGTCCAGCCTGCAAGCGATTCAGCGCGTGACCAGCGACACCGGAAACTCTCTGGCTGCAGCGGGCTTCACAACGCTGAAATATGCGGGTGGCGGCGCGAATGCGGATGTGGTGTTTGATGGCGGTATTGGCGGCAACATGCCAAGCAAAACGATGTATTTCATCAACACCGAATATCTGAAATTCCGCCCGCACTCGAAGCGTAATTTCGTGCCGCTCGGTGGCGACCGTCAGTCAGTCAATCAAGATGCGGTCGTGCGTCTGATCGGCTGGGCCGGAAACATCACATGCAGGGGCGCGCAGTTCAATGGCGTACTTGTCGATTAAGGAGTCATCATGGCATTCACCGATACCCCCAAGCTCGGCGTCGATCTGGCAAACCCCATTTCTCCCGACGACTATCCCCGTCTTAGCCATCGCGTGCTGAGCATGATCAATGGCTCGGATGGGCGCATTTATGTGTTCGCCAAGGCGAGCGCAGAAATCGCGGCGGATACGGCTGTTGTCGCCATCAACGCCACTACCGGCGCAGCGGCGGCCAGCGGCGGCAGCTACAAGGCCCCCGCCGTCGCGGTGCCCAATGGCCATTACGCCTGGTTCTCCAAGGCCGGCGCATAAGGAGTCATCATGGCAACTAATCCTGAACGCTTTGTCGGGCTTGGCATGGCTCCCATGTTGGCCCGAGAGATAGCAAAGGCGATCGATGCGGCCGCCGGTGGCACGCCGCCCACCATCACCGTAACCCTCACCGGTGACGTTACCGGCATCGGCACTGGCACCACCAGCATCGAGATAGAAACCACCGTTGCAGGCGGCTGACCAATCACGACCCTCACCACCAACAACCAACCGGGGCCCACAGAGGCCCCGTTTTCATTTCCCCCTACGCGGCAATCCCGCAGGAGAAATTTCACATGATGACATCCGAAAACGGTGCGCTCGTTCAGTTCGTGCGTGATGCCGTGCAAAACAATTACAAGTCGGCTCAAGCTGGCCGACCAGTGTTCGATGAGTTTGATTTCGTGCGCATCCAGACGCCGGGAGACACGCGCACCAGCGTGTATCGCAAGGCAAGCGAGCAGGACAAGCAGCGCTTTCCCCGTGCATGGGAAGCCTACCAAAAGGGTCTGGAAGCGCCCGAAGAAGGCACTCCCATTGATCAGTGGCCCCAAGTGAGCGCCGCACAAGTGCGCGAACTTCGCCATGTGCACGTGCGCACTGTGGAAAATCTTGCCGCACTATCAGATGGCAGCATCCAACACCTCGGGCCTGGTTACCAGCAGCTACGACAGCAGGCCCGTCAGTATCTGGACGCTGCCGACAAGAACGCCAATGCCACCGCGCTTGCCCGTGAAAACGATGAGCTGCGCGAACAGGTGCGCTTGCTGAAAGAGCAGAACGAGGCCCTGAAGGCGCAGCAGGCCCTGCAAGAGGACGAGGACGGCCGTGAGGGCGACGGTCCCGATGGTCAGCCCGCCAAGCGCGGACCCGGCCGGCCCCGCAAAGTGGAAGTCGAGGGAGACTGACCGCCATGACGCTGCTACAGCTTGTCCGCCAAGTTCTGGCCGAGCTCGCGTTCGGGTCCGTGCAGGGCGTCATCGGGTCCACTGAGTCGAATGTTCAGACCGTGCTGGCCATGATGCAGCGCCTTGGAACCGATCTGACCCGGGAAGACAACTGGCAGCGCCTGGTGCGCGAGCACATCATTACCACCCGGGCCGTCGAGCGGAGTGTGAATGCCACGCCGGGGTCGCGCACAGTATCCCTTGCCGGCACTGGCGGCCTTGGCGTGGGCTGGGCCTTCTCCTGCGAGGCGTTTCCTGCCAATACGCGAGTGGAGGCCATCAACAGCGCGACATCAATCACCGTCAACCTGCCGGCAACAGTATCCGGCCAGTATCGGGCGAGCATTGCGCAAACTGCATATCCGCTGCCGTCAGACTGGAAGTGCCAGGTGCCCCAGACGGAATGGGAGAGCGGCAGGCGCTGGCCGATCGATGGGCCCCTGAATGGGCAGGAGTGGGCGGCGTTCAAGAATGGGATTCCCGCATCCGCCGTGCATAGGATGTTCCGCATCCAAGGAAATTCGTTTGTGCTTGCGTCGCCACCGCCGGACGGGATCGTCTGCAGCTACGAATACGTGTCCAGGAATTGGGTGGTGGCTGCCAACGGAACGACAAAGCCAGCCTTCACGGCCGACGACGATACCTGCGTATTCGATCCATCGCTGATGATCGTGGGAACGAAGGTGCGATTTCTGCAGCGCGCCGGCCTGGATGCCTCCATCGAGACATCGGAGTTTCAACACATATACCAAATGGTCAAGGGCCAGGACCGAAGCTCCCCGGTACTGTCGATATCGCCCAGGAGCCGCAGTTTCCTGCTGTCGGATCGCAACGTTCCGGATGGGAGCTGGCGTGTTTAGCCGGCGCGATACGATGCTGCGCGGCCGGGCGTCGGCTACCTCTGTGCGCACGTTGGTTGCGCCGGTGGGCGGCCTGAACGACCGGGACGCCTGGGCGACCATGCGCAACGAATACGCAATCATCCTTGAAAACTGGTGGGTGGAGCCCTCGCGCTTGGTGACGCGACGCGGGTGCGAGGCGTGGGCGACGGGATTTGATGCGCCGGTCGAGACAATCTTCGACTATGCCAGTCTGGACGGGTCCTATCAAATGTTCGCGGCAGCAGGCGGCAACATCTACGACATCACCGAAAAAAACCCTGTTGAGGATCCCGTGGTGACGAACCAAGGATCTGCCCGGTACTCGGTTGTCAATGCCTCCACGCCCGCCACACCGCCGGCAGGATCCTTTCTGTTCCTGTTCAACGGTGTCGATGATGCGCTGCTGTACGACGGCGCTGAATGGAAATCCATCGATGACGAAAGCACGCCGGCCATTGAGGGCGTGGCCACCAGCGAGATTATCAGTGGCATGGTGTTTAAGGGCAGGCTGTACATGGTCCAGAAAGACAGCCTGGCCGTCTGGTATCTGCCCCCAACACAAATAGGCGGCGAGGCTCAAAAAATCGATTTGTCGTCTGTGTTTCAGCGCGGCGGGCACATTGTCGGTATCTATTCCTGGACCCTGGATGCTGGGACCGGTCCTGACGATTATTTCGTGGCGCTCTCCAGCAATGGCGAGGCGGTCATCTACCAGGGGCACGACCCTTCAGCGTTGGGCGGTTTTGCGCTGGTGGGCGTGTACTACATCGGCCAACCCATCGGCCCGCGTCCCGCAGTGAAATTCGGCGGCGATTTGTTGATCCTGTGCGAGCAGGGCCTGATACCGATTTCCGCCGCCCGCCTCGGCCCCGAAGCGTCGCAACAGGCGTCGCGCACCTTCAATATCCAGCGAAGCCTATCCGAGGCGATACGGGCGGCGGATGCCAAGTTCGGGTTTGAGATATGTCCACTGCCGGCCCACAACGCGCTGATCCTGAATGTTGCTCCCAGCGACAGTGGTCCGCCCCACCAGTACGTGCAGAACACGATCACCGGCGCCTGGACCAGGTTTATGGGGTGGGAGGCCAACACATTCCTGAACGGTCGTCTGGGGCTGTTCTTTGGCGACGGCAGTGCTGTTCGCGAGGCCTGGGTGACTGAGACCGACGACGGCGACGCTATCACGTGCGAGGCGTTGCAGTCGTTCAACGGCTTCGGGTCCCCGGGTCGAAACAAATACTTTTCGCTCGTTCGCCCATACATGCGGGCCAACGGACAGCCCTCTGTGTTGTTCAGCCTGAACGGGGATTTCAACGTGCAGCCCGTTCAAGGGACGCTCTCGTACCGTCCGCCCTCCGGGGCGATCTGGGGCAGCGCGATCTGGGGCCAGGAAATATGGGACGGGGAGTACCGGCAGCTGGATTACCAGAACACGGTGGGGAGCATATACCGGTACGCCGGCATGCGCATGAAGATCCTGAATAACTCGTCCAGCGTCGAATGGAGCGCCACGGATGTGAATTTTTCCGTCGGCAGCCAGCTGTGATGATCTTCGATGCCAATGTGGTGGGCCCTTGGGTCTGTGCCCGTGCTGGCGGCGCGTGGACGCCCGGCCGGGGCTGCGCCATCGGCCGCGTGAGAGCCGGCCAGATTGTGGGCGGCATCCTCTACGAGGACTGGAACGGCGCCAACATCATGTGTCACATCGCTGGCGAGGGGCATTACTGGCTGGACCGAATGTTCCTATGGATGATCTTTGACTATCCGTTCCGACAGCTGGGCGCGCGCCGCATGACCGCGCCTGTGGTCAGCAGCAACATGGCCTGCATCAATTTCGTACAACGCCTGGGTTTCGAGCGTGAAGCGATCCTTCATGACGCACACCCGGATGGCGACATCCTTGTGTTCAAAATGACAGCGGACAAGTGCCGCTGGTTGGAGTGTTTCAATGGGAAAAAGCAGCTCGCCCAAGCAGCCTGATTACGTGGCAGCAGCCCAGGCAGAGGCGCAGGGGAACCTGGACCTGGCGCGGTATGCGACACAGGCGAATCGCGTAAACCAGTACACCCCCTGGGGTAACTTGACCTGGACCAACGATCGCTCGTTCAACCAGGCCGGATTCGACGCCGCGATGAATGCGTACAGCCAGAGCCTTCAGGGATCCAGCGGGAACGGCCCGGCCGGGGGCTATACCTGGGCCTACGACGGCACTGGATCTGACGGAGATTATGGCCGAATGGTTCCGGTCGGCGCTGGGTCTGGCGGTTCGTCCGGCGCTGGCCAGCTGTCCATGCCGAATCCGGAGGACTTCTACACTGGAGGCGATAACTGGTCTCAGAACGTCAGCTTGTCTCCGGAGATGCAGGCGCAGCTTGACCAGCAAAACCGCATTCAGCAAGGCCTGTTCGGCGCACAGAATGCGGCGCTTGGTCGTGTGAACGATACGATGAGCCAGGGACTCAACACCGCCAGCTTGCCCGCGCAAGCCTCTGCGCTGAACACGTCCCGGCTTCCATCCATGGGTACGGCGCTGGATCCGTCTGGCCTATCGTCCTGGGGCCGCCTGGGAAGTGTGCTCAACATCAACTCGTTGCCCGCCATGGGCACGGCACTGGACATCAACTCGTTGCCCGCCATGGCTGAGGCGTTCCAGGCTTCCGGCCAGGGGCTGGACATCTACGACCCCAACCTGCAGACCAACAACGCCACCGAGCTGATCATGCAGCGACTGAATCCGCAGCTGGACCAACAGCAGGAGGCCTTGCGCGCGCAGCTGGCCAACCAAGGAATTGTGCAGGGCACCGAGGCGTACGATCGCGCCATGATGCAGCACCAGCAGGCCAGGAACGACGCGCAGCGCGGCGCGGCCCTGGAAGGCATCAACCTGGGCATGCAGCAGCAAGGCCTGCAGTTCAACCAAAACCTTTCCAATCGCGGCCTGCTGGCATCGGAGCACGATCTGATGTACGGGCATCAGCAGGGCCTGCGCCACGGCGAGGCAGGGTTGCAAGGCCAGCGGTTCGACCAGATGCAGGGCCTGCGCCACGGCGAGGCCGCGCTTCAGGCGCAGAGATTCGCGCAGCAAACCACGAACAATCAGATTCTCGCCGCGCGCCGCGCGCAAGAGGCTGCCGAGCAGGGCCAGCAATACAACCAGCAGCAGGGCCTTCGCACCACGGAAGCCGGCTTGCAAAATCAACAGTATGGACAGCAGCAGGGCCTAAGAAACTCCGCGCTGCAGGAGCAGGCCTATTTGCGCAGCCTGCCGTTCCAAGAGCTGTCCGCGCTCACGGGCGGGAGTCAGGTGTCCATGCCTCAGTTCCCTGGGTATGCGCAGCAGGCGACGACGGGCGGGGCGAATTTGTTGGGCGCAACGCAAGCGGGATATCAGTCGGCTTTAAACGCCTCGAACGCGCAGAACGCGCAGAACGCAAACCTCATGAGCGGCTTATTTGGTATCGGTGGCGCGCTCGTCGGAGGCCCGGCGGGACCGGCAATTAGCGCCCTGGGCGGATTGTTCTCAGACCGTCGCCTGAAGCGCGACATCACGCGTGTCGGCACCACCAACGACGGCCTGGGCGTCTATACCTACCGATACGTGTGGGGCGGTCCCGTACAGATGGGCGTCATGGCCGATGAAGTCCAGAGGGTGGCGCCGCATGCTGTGCGGAGCGTAGGCGGGTATCTGGCCGTGAATTACGGAGCACTGTGAAATGGCGACTCAACAGAAATTCATCCCGCCGACCCTGGCGCCCGACCTGCAGCGCCGGCAGATGGACCTGCAACGCAATCAGATGCTGGCCCAGCAGCTACTTCAATCCGAAGCGCCGCAGGGACAGATGGTGTCGGGCCACTATGTCGCACCTTCGATCACTCAGCACTTGGCGCACGCGCTGCGCCAATACCAGGGCGGCAAGGCTATGCGTGACATACCAGAGCAGGAGGCGGCCCTGCAGCAGGCGCAGCACCAGCAGATGATGGGACAGTTCGGTTTCGGCCAGCCATCACCACAGCAATATGCGTCTGCTTTGTCAGGTAGTGAGTCCGCGCAACCCCTCCCTATAGGAGATCAGCCGGGGCAGCATCATATGGGACCGCAAGGCGGCCAAGGGCCCATTCTGATCCCAGGCATGGACAAGCAGCAATCCATGCTTGCTCTGCAGACCCTGGGGCCTGCCGAATACATGAAGCTCGTCGCCAAAGGCAACTCCGACCGCGGTACCAGCGCCATGCAGAATGCTGTGGCCATGGGCCTGCAGCCTGGAACACCGGAATATGCGGCCGCCATCGAGCGCATGTCCGGCAGGCCGTCGACAACGGTCAATATCGGCCAGAGCGAGTATGGGACGATTCCTCCGGGTTACGAACTGTTCACCAATCCCAAGACGGGAACGCGCTCCATGAGGCCAATATCTGGCGGCCCCGTTGACCGCGAGGAACAGGAAGCCGCCACGCGCGCCGAAGCCGCAAAACGAAATGCCGCCGACTATGCCAGAACCGTCACGCAGGACATCGGGATTGCGCTGGAAGAGCTTGGGAATTACGGCACTTTGTCAAGAATGAACAATCCTGTGGGCGGCTTGATCGCCGAAAGCAGCTCTCGCATCCCCCGGACCAGCGAATACAACATGCGGCAGTTCGTGGATAGCGCGTTATCAAACGTGACGCTCGACACCATGAACCGCATGCGCGAAACCAGCCCGGCAGGCGCTACTGGATTCGGCAATATGTCCGAGCGCCAAATGGACGTTATCCGCGGCGTTCTGGGTCAATGGAAGCCGGGCCTGCCCGTTGAACAGCAACAGTACATCCTGCATCGCCTGCACAACTTCTACATGGATGTTGTGGTGGGCAGCAAAGAAGAGCGCAATCAAGCCGTGCGGGATGGCAGAATGACGCGCGCAGAGGCCGACGCCATGGACGACCTCTATTACCCGGAGACACGTGACTTGAAGGGTCGGCGCTTGGCGGATCAAGGCTCGGAGCGAGGCAGTGGCAGCGGAGACATTCCACGCATCCAGTCTCAGGGCGACCTGCAATCCCTTCCATCCGGCTCGATCTTCATCGCGCCGGATGGCTCCACGAGGAGAAAACCATAATGGCGAACTGGTGGGATTCGATGCCTGTGGCAAGCCCCTTGGATGTCGCCCTATCTCAGGAAGGTGTGAAAAGTGAGCTGGCGGGGCTGGCGCGCTCAATTTATGAGCAGGAGTCCAGCAGCGGCCGCAACACACGCACGTCGAACGCTGGCGCCGTGGGCGGCATGCAGATACTGCCCGGGACATTTCGCGAGGTGGCGGACGATGGATGGGACATCAATGATCCGGTAGCGAATGCGCGCGCCGGCGTCCGATACCTGAGCCGCATGCTGGATGCCGGCGGAGGAGACCTGCGCATGGCGGCCATCGGCTACTACGGCGGACCTGGAGCCATTCAAGCGGCACGTCAAGGTCAACACCGCTCGGACCCACGTAACCCGAATGCTCCGACCACGTTTCAATACGCCGATCAGGTGATGTCGCGCCTGCTTCCGGCGGCGCATGCTGAGCCTGCTCCGAGCACAGGAAATTGGTGGGATAAGTACGAACCAGTCGATCAACCAATGCAGGATTCCGGCAGCGCTTCGGGTCAATTCTCGAGCAGTGGCGACACCTTCCATATCGATATGACCCACCAGGGAGGGAATGCAGCTGCAGGCGGCGTGGCGGGCGGTGTTTTGCAGGGCCTACGCGACCCCATTGATGCTGGCGCCCAGATGTTGCGCCGCGCGGTGCCGGAGAGCGTTGGAGGCGCTGTCGACCAGCTTGGAAACTACCTGTCCGATCTTGGCCTGCCAGTGGCGGGCAGCGAGGGCATAGCCGGCGTGGATGCGCTGGTGAATCAATCAAACCAGCAATATGAGGCAGATCGAGCGGCGGCCGGACGGGACGGAATTGACTGGGCGCGTCTTGGGGGAAACGTAGCCGGAACACTACCAGCAATGTATGTGACGCCCCAGGCCCTTGTTGCCGGCCTTGGCAGGATAGGCGCCGGTGCTGTGCAAGGCGCGGCGCTGGGCGCTCTACAGCCGGTTGTTGGAGAAGCTGCACAGGGCAACTTTGGGGAGTCAAAGGCTATGCAGGGTGTCGCCGGTGGAGCGCTTGGTGCGGCATTGCCTGCCACTGGCAGATTGCTTGCGCCGGCCGCATCACGCGCCACGAGCGCCGCCCAGCGCCTGGCCGGAGAGGGGGTGCAGCTGACGCCTGGTCAGGCTCTGGGCGGGATGATGATGCGCATGGAGGACCGCGCGATGAGCGTTCCTATCATGGGCGATGCGATACGATCCGCACGCACGCGAGGAAACGAGTCCCTGAACCGCGCCGTTTATAACCGCGTGCTTGGCCCTATCGGGGAGAAAACCGACAAGATGGGCCGCGCCGCTGTCGATGATGCGCGCAGAAAAATCAGTCAGGCATACGATGATGTGCTGGACAAGGTGACATTCACGCCCGATAACGCATTTTCTCGGAACATTGCCGGCCTGCGAGAAATGGCGTCGGCGCTCCCGGCGCGCGAGAGGAGGGCATTTGAAAACGTGTTGCAACGAGAGGTGTTGGGCCCCCTGTCAAAGGGCCGATCAATTGATGGTCGCGCATTCAAGGACATCGAAAGCCAGCTTGGAGAACAGGCAAAAAAATTCCTGAAATCTCCCGATGCGTATCAGCAAGACGTGGGGCACGCCATCACGGAATTGCAGAAGGGGCTGCGTGAAAACCTCATCCGCATGAATCCACAACAGGCTGAGCGGCTTCGGAACGTGAACGAGTCATTTGCAAATTTCGTGCGGCTCGAGAACGCAGCAGGAAGGATAGGCGCCCAGGATGGGGTATTCACACCGCAGCAGCTGGCCAGCGCCATCCGACAAACCGATCGCAGCCGGCGCCGTGGCGCTTACGCGCGCGGGGACGCGTTAATGCAGGATTTGTCAGATGCTGCGCAGTCTCGTATGTCCGCGCAGATTCCGGATTCTGGAACGGCGGGACGGCTGGCAATGCAGGGCGCTGGGCTGGCGTCGTATTTCGTGAACCCGATGATTCCTGCCGGGCTGGGCGCCGCCTCTATCCCGTATCTGCCCGGGGTAAGCCGTGCGGCTACGGCGGCCATCATACGCCGCCCCGATAGCGCAAAAGCTCTTGCCGACGCGTTAGAGCGGCTGCCGCCCGGGGCGCTTGGCGCGCTGGCGGGCGTTGCCCAATAGCTTTCCCAGCGCGTAGCAGATGCCGTTGGGAAAATAGTGGCGCTTTAACCAACCCAGGGCGGGAACGATGCCAAGCCAGAAGACCACGACACCGATAAGTCGAAATTGTTGATCGTCCATTCGTCGATTTTATCCGGCCCCGCTTGCGAGCGGGGCTTTTTCATTGGAGCACCGAAAAATGCCCCGCAATAACGGAACATACGAGCCGCCGGTAACGAACTGGTCGCCATCGGTCAATGGTCGTCCCATGGATCCGGCAGGCTGGAACACGCTACTGAGCGACATTGTTGAGGCGCTCACTCAGTCAATATCCAAAGACGGCCAAACGAAACTCACGGGCCCGCTTGATTTCGGCGGATACAAGGCTAGGAACATCGGCGCCCCGACTCGCAGCAGCGACGCGCTTCGTCTTTCGATGCTTGAGCGCGGAGCCGATATCGCCAGCGCATCAACCATCGATATTCCGATGGAAGGGCAGCTTTTCACAGTCACTGGCACTGAAGACATCTCACGAATCACCAGCCACTTCGACGGAAAGATTGCATTTTTGCAATTCGACGATTCGCTGAGCCTGATCAACTCCGCAGACCTCGTTCTGCCGGAGGGGAAAAACTATCTCACAGAGCCCGGAGAAACCGCGCTGTACCTCAGCCTCAGCGCGGCATCCGGTCAATTGTTTTCCATGAAGCCAATGAATTCAGGCGCCGAAGTGTGGGCGGCAGTTCTTGCGATTTAATAGGAGATAAAAATGGCAAAGGTCCATTTCCCGGTATTTGCACAAACCCCGAAAACGTTCACCGCCGTCGTTACGTCCGCGATCTCCAATCTCGATAGCGACTCTCCGGGCGGCACAATGGAGCTTGCAACGGCAGGCGATGATGGCGCGATTGTGACCAACCTGACCGCCATGCCAAGAGCGTCTGTACCGGAGGGCGCTATCTATGTTTTTCTGAGCAAAGACGGCGGAACGACAAAGCGAGTGATGCGTTCAGCGAAATTGGATCAGCATGTCGCGGCAGCAACAGAGCCGGCCCCTGTGATCGATTTCGGGCTCACCGAGACCGATCCTCTCAGGCTTGAGGCCGGTGATCAGCTTTATGTGGGATGCTCGGTGCCCGCCGCCGGCGGCATCTCGTTTGTTGCCCAGGCTTCGGACAATTGAGGTGTTGAGATGACATATCCATATGGAATGCACGGAGCGCCGGCGGTGGGAAGGGGGCTGCCGGGGCTGCCGAGGCGATCGCAAAAGGAGGCCAAAAGGCAGCTTTTTGACCCTTCGCGATACTCCGTGGTCGGCGCAGGGCTCGGCGGGCAAGTTCTTCGAAAATTAGATGGGGCGGGCAAACTGATAGCAGAGTTGGCGTCCGCCTCATTGTCTAATTTCGCTGCCTACGTAGATCATGAAGGGAAATACCTAGCTGTAAAAAATTCTCCCTCTAGTGGGGGAATTCCGTTCCTTCGCCTGGTTGATGTAAAAAGCTTTTCGTATGTAAGTCAAGTTTCCGGTGGCGCGCCTGTGGCCACCAATGCCAGTACTGGCGTCGCGCAGCACCCCGCGCTTGACTTGATCGCTGTTGCCACCTCGGACAACAACGTAAATTTCTACAAACTCACTGATGTCATAGGCCGCGATGGCGGCAACCTTAACGGCCTGACATTGGAAGGACAGATAACGGGATTAAGTTACACTGGGAAACGGTTTGCTTGGAACCCCCAAGGAACTTTGTTTTCTTGTGTCTATGGGGGAGCGATAAGCAGCCAAATTGGTCGGCATGTTGTGTACAAGTGGCCTTCCCTGGACATTGCTATGGACTTGGGGGCATTCCGAGCCGGGACAATCGATGCGTATAGTTGTGCTCAGTTCTCTGCCGATGGGAGATTCTACCTCGGTGGGTACGCAAACAACAACAGCAACACATCGAGTTTAGAGATACATGAGGTAGCCTACGACTCAGCTGGACAGTACATCGATAGCGAACTTGTATACGCGAAAGGCGGGACGGCAGTTGAAGGAAATGGTGTTATGGCTGTGGTAGGGCATGAAATTATTGTGCTTTCCTGTACTGCGGATGCTTATTGCGCCATAAAGGTTGACACCCGTGACGGTTTCTCCGCAGAAGAATACGTGGAGCCGATTTTGACCGGATCATCAGGCGCTACTCCGGGCATCAGTAAAGATGGACAGCTCCGCAGCTTTCACATGGGCATTGTCAATTCCGGACCCACCATCCCTCCGGAAAACCAATTGATTATTAAATGGAATGAACAGAATAATCTGTTTTCCCCCCGGGGGGCGCTTGTAGGCGTCGCGCAGGGTGGGACCAATAATTGCTTCACAACAATTGTGGGGGGATGAGCATGATCAAAGCCCAAAAAAACAACGCGGCATTTAATTCCACCACAGAACCATGATTCCGGCCTCGCGCCGGTTTTTTTTGGCCTTTCGAGGCCGATGAATCCCAATAAGAACGGAGGCCGCCATGCCCCAAAGGACTCGAATCATGCAGGACGAATCGATTCATTTGCCTGTCACTACCGGATCGGCAGCGTTGATCTACGGATGGACCCTGCAAGAATTCGTCCTTATATTGTGGGCCTTGTACGTGTGTGTACTGATCATCATCAAGCTGCCGGAGCTGGGATCGTCGATGGCGCGTATCAAGGCGTGCGTTGGCCGGCGTTGGGCGACGTGGAGGCGCAGGGATGGGGATTAAGGCCAGGGTCGTCACATATCTTTTCGTCGGCGGCGCCACGGTGCTGGCCGCCAGCCCGGCACTGATGGACTTCCTTGGCCGGTGGGAGGGCCAGGGCCAGTACGTCGTGTATGCCGACAAGCTGGCCGGCGGCCTGCCCACCGTCTGCAAGGGCATCACCAAGCACACGAGCCAGTATCCGATCGTCGTCGGCGAGCGCTGGTCGCCGAAGAAGTGCCGAGCCGAGGAAGAGCGCATCGTGCTCGAGACGCAGATCAATCTGCAGCGCTGCGTCACGCATCCGGTGCCGCAGGGTGTGTGGGACAAACTCACAAGCCATGCCCACAATTTCGGCTGGCCGAAGACCTGCGGCAGCGAGTCGGTGGCGGCGATCAATGCCGGCGACCTTGAGCGCGGCTGCGATCTGCTCGCCTACAAGCCGGACGGGTCGCCGAACTGGTCGCACGTCGGCGAGCAGTACATCCAGGGCCTGCACAACCGACGTAAAGCGGAGAGGGCGGAATGCTTGGCCGCACTCAACTGACCGCCGCAGCCATCGGCGCCGCGCTGGTTGTGGTGGCCGTTGTCGCATGGCACCTACACGGCGCCACCCGGTACCGCGCCGGATACAACCAGGCCCAGGCCGACGCCGAAACCCAACGCCTACGATTGCAGGAGGCAATGCAATATGATCGTGATCGAGCCGATGCTCAGTACCGGGGGGCCGTGCTGGCGCGCAATGCGGCGCTGGTTGATCTGGACGATGCTCGCAGGGAGCTTGACGGCCTGCTGCTCCACGCCCGTGGCGCCGACGTTGCCGGAACCAGCCGCCGACCTGATGACGCCGGCGCCGACTGGATCGGAGGTTTCGCAGCGTGCTACGCGGAATATGCAGAGCTGGTTGAAGATGCTGCAGGATGGGCCGACCAGGTAAATGGACTGCAGGGGTATGTGAGGGCGATTCGCGGCGTGCGGGCGGATTGAGTGTTGCAGGGATAGGCTTGGGGAGCTGTGCCCATAATGTGACCAGAGAGGGTTGAAATCTGGCTGAAACTGGTGATAATCAATCCGTCTGCAATGCTGGCTGGCGCTGTAACTGGTTGATATGAAAGGGTTGTTCGTTACGCTGCTTTATGGCCTGCGGGAATCATAATCCGCAGGTCCCCTGTTCGAATCAGGGATGCGCCACCAGAATTTTCCTTGATATTCAAGTCCTTATCGCCACCCTCACCGGTGGCGATTTTCTTTTCCGGGTCCTTCTGTGCCCAAAACGTGACCGCGCCGGCGAACTGCGCCAGGTGGCCGGCGTCCATGTGAGCGTACTTCTTCACCATTTCCAGCGTCTCCCAGCCGCCCAACTCCTTCAGCACGAACAGGGGAGTGCCGGCCTGGACATGCCACGAAGCCCAGGTGTGGCGCAGGTCGTGAAAGCGGAGGTCAGCGATGCCGGCTTTGTCGCAGGCCCGGCCAAACATTTTCGGGTCGATCTGCGTTTGGGGATTACCGTTGCGGGTGAACACTCGCGTTAGGTGCGTGCCAATGCGGCGGCGAACCACTGCGACCGCTTCATCATTCAAGGGAACGGCGCGGGCCCGCCTCGACTTCGCCCTGCCGGCAGTCACCCAAGCGATGCCCCGCTCGATATCCACCTCCGTCCACTCCAGCGACAGGATTTCTCCTGCTCGCATACCTGTAGCCAGCGCGAACATGACGGCATCACGCAGCCAGTCTCGGGTGACAGCATTCAACAGGAGATGCGCTTCCTCTCTGCTGATCCAGCGCACCCGCACTACGGGCTCGGCTGCAGGGCGCATTTTTGGTGGAACTGGAATCCATCCCCACTCGGCGCACAGGTTCACCATTCTGCGGATGGTCGACAGATAGCGATTTCTCGTTGCCGGCGTGAGCTTCACCCGGCCTCTGTTCTTATACACGGCATGCGTGGGCAGCGCGTCCATGATCTCGTCGGTTGTCAAAGAACCAATGAGGCGCCCGGTAAATTGGTCTCGCCAATACCGAACGTGCCTCACCTTCGTGCGGTAGTCCTTTTGGCCTTCTGAAGCCTTGAGGAAACGCACGGCGGCTTGCTCAAACGTGTACTCGGGCTGTTCGCCCAATTTAGCCACGCGCCACAATTCCGCCTTCAGGCGATCGTGGTATTCCTGCGCCGCCCTTTTGTCGGAAGTCCCAGCAGATCGTCTAACTCTTTCGCCGCTTGGCGTGCGTAGATCGACCCACCAGACACCGTTACGCTGTCTGATCGACATTTTGACTCTCCTGTGTCAGATCGCAGCGCCAGCCGTGTGACGTTGTAGCGCGGCGCGGACAGTTGTTCAAGGGTGGAGGGCCAGACGAGCCATTTGGCGCAGCCTGGCAGGCGGAAGGCGATCTGGTGGCGGCGGGCCCATACGGTCTGGTAAGACAGCCCCAGGCGAGCGGCTGCCTCCCTGAGGCTGATGGCAGTTTCCTGGGTCACGGCAACTTCCTCCGCATCTCAGCATCGATCAGTTCGTCGAGCGTCACGCCCTCGGCGGCTATCCGGTTGAAGGCATCGCGCCACCAGCTGCGGGGCAGCGTGCGGGCTTTCTGCCAGCGTGCGGCGTCGGGTGTGTCGTCGTCGTGATCCGCGACCATCTCGCGCAGGGCGCTGGCGTCATTGGGGGCGGCGTGGGTCAGTGCGATCGTGTAAGGCTCGGCCTTGCGCCTCCCGCCGACTCCGTAATCTGCCTCCCAAGACCGCTTACGTTGATGCGCAATCACGTCACCCGTCTCGGGGTCCAGCCATGCCACTGGCTCGGCCTCTATGGCACGCTGCTGCAACATTCTGGATTCGTGTGGCCCGCCGTCACCGGCGCCTTCCAGCGAGTCATGCTGCAGGGGCTCGGTAGGTTGCGGAGCATCACTCGCGTTCTGCGCTCCACGACGGGTGGCGGCCGAAGGAGCGAGATACACAGGCAGTCCCCCATCAACATCAGTCGGGCACAGGGACACAAATCGACCCTCGCGCAACAGATCCACGGCGCTGGGCGTGATGTAGCCTATTGGGACAGTAGGCTGCGCCGGCTCGGCGGGTTGTGGTGCCAGAGAATCCTTGTAGGCCCGTAGCTCCTGCGCTCCCACCAATGGATCGACAGCGCCATGATTTCTGTCTGCGGCAAGTAGTTCGAAGCGCCTAATGGAAGTTTCTATGGGATCGTTCAGAGTGGTACGGTCACGGGGGTCCATTCCCCCATCGCTGATAGGCCCAAGTGTGTACCCTGCAGAATCAGTAGTCACCGGCTCGGCGGGTTGACTGGAAGGGCTACACAGACACTGCCCGTCCTGTACGCACCCACACTCGGGACAGTCGGGAGTCCTAAAAGCAGGCTCGGCGGGTTGTGGGGTCAAATATAGTTCGCCGCTAAACTCGCGCCATGCCCGGTGGTCGCCATGCCAGAATAGGTTTCCATCCTGTGCAAAAGCCACCGGCTCGCCCCTGCGCTGGCTATGCCCATCTATTAAACGTTGCACAGCGGCGTTAAATCTCTCAATAGCGTTTGGTTCGTCATGCTTGTGGCCACCGATGCGCAGCTCGCGTTCATGCGCTATATACATGGCGTAGCTAAGCATATCTTCAGGCGTGGGGGTATCTACTTCCGCTTCTTCATACCTGCGCTTGCGGTCGGCTTCGATGGCGGCACGTACCTGATCTTCGGTGTAATAGGCAACGGCACGGTCGCACTCTCGCCCATTATGTGGCGCTGTTGTGAATTTGCGCTTGCCGTATGCTCCGTCCCACTCGTAGTAGTGGCCAGCAGGTTCCGGCAGCTCGATATCAATGTCGTGGGTGTTCATTTATCTTCCTCCCTATCCTGCGATTGCAGGGCGGCTCGTGCTTTCCATACCTCCCAACGACTTTGATGGGAGTCGTATACGTACTTATCACTATTGACCTGACGCAATGGTTTTTTGCCAAAAAGCTTGACATGGCACGTCTCAAAGTCTTCGCGCTCTTGCTCGGTATTCATGGTTTCTCCCTTGCGGCAAGCATGGCGTCGGCCAGTTGGTACGCCTCCTGGGCCAGTCGGGCGTTGTCCCATTCGACGCCTGGGCCTGATGCGCAGATGCCCTGTAACGCCAGCCCGGCAAACCAGTCACGCAGGGACATGCCGGGCACTTGCTCTGTTTTCACGAGGCCCGTATCCCCGAGAGGTACGCACGCCGTCGCAGGAAACGCCGGTCCGCCGCTAGTCTTAGTTGTCATGATTTCCCTCCAGCGCATTACGCCTCTCAAGTGCGGATTTCAGCCAGTCGGGCCGCCACCGGTGAGTGTCCTCGTGGTCGAACTCACTCTCATACATCGCCGCCATGCGCGTCAGGGCGTCATGCAGAGCGCGGGCGTCGTCTCGGTATCCATTCCTGGACGCCTCAAGGCCCTGGATGTCGCTGCGCGCATCGGCCTGCGAGTAGGCATACCCTCGCCGGAATGCCAGGAATAGATCGTTTACGTGACCGTCCTGATAGATCGCGCTACGCGGCCAGAGCGATTTTTCCTCCCGGTCCTTACGGCCTGAATGCTGGCGCTCGAAAGCGGCCATCAGGTCGTAGTGCTCTTTATCATTCAGCATCGCTCCCTCCCTGTTCCTGTGCGAGTGCGGCGCGGCACCGATTAAGTAGGGTCTCCGGCATATTGCCAGTCACCCACACAGTGTCCGAGATAGATGATGGGTTGGATTCGATGACGCGGACGGTTTCTTGCGCCGCATCCCGCAGCGCATCCACCTCTGCCAGCAGGGCGCGGATGGCTTCGGGGTGGCAGGCGGCGATGTAGGCCGCGTCGCGGTATTTCCCATCGTCTGGCGAGACGTGAACGACCATGTTCGGCGTCTCGCTGTGCCGGCCATGCTCATCCGTCCAGCAAATCTTGTCGTACACGCAGTATTTGTGTTCACCGTTCTTGGCTCCGTGGAACCACGGCCCCGGAGTAGGACCGGCGTCCAGCGCCGCTCGGATGGGTGCGTGTTTGTCATCCATGAATGTTCCTCCCGCAGTGATCCTGCACTGCGATCGCGATTGCAACGGGCCGCACCCATATCGGGGTCGCTGACAGTTGGAATGTCTCGCCAGCCCACGACAGCAGGATGGCCCGGCCGATCTCTTCGGCCATGGCCTGGGCGGCAGCCGGCGGCACCATGTTGCCGATGTGTTCGCGCCAGACTTGGTCGGACGTGCCTTCCATGATCATGGGGCCGTGTTCCGCGAAATCGTCTGGGTCGTAGTAGGACTGCAGGGCGGCCAGCTCCAGCGTGGTGAAGGGGCGGTGCCAAGTGCCGTCCAGCGCCGTGATGCGGCATACCAACTTGTCATTGGGCGCGGGCAGCGACATTTCCGACGACAAATTATTCGCAGGATTATTCCTGGGGTCGGCGACCGACCAGCGACCGTTGTCGTGGCATGCCGACGCCGATACTGCGCCGCTGGCCGCGCTCCAGTCCACGACACCATAGTGGCCGCCGGTCAGGTAGTTGTCGCCGCGCTCACGACGCATGTTCGGCCGGGGATCAGCAACACACTGCCCACCGCTACCGAAGCGCGCGCCGGTGATGGTGTAGGCTGGCTGGTCGGCGCGCAGGACGCGCAGCTTGCTGCCGTGCGCGGTTTCGACCGGCCAGGGCGTGCGCGGATCGGCCACGCTGAACGTACCCTGGCCCGGGCTCTTGACGCCGATCACTGCGCCCGTGCTCTTGTCCCACGGCACGACGCCATACTGCTGGTACTGTGCAGCACCATCGGCGGGTCGGGGGTCAGCAACAGCGAAACGCCCGTTGCTCGGCAGCGACTCGCCTGCGATTGCACCGGTCGAGCCGTCCCAGCCATTGACACCGTACCCGGCCGCGAAAACCTTCGTGCGCGGATCGGCGACCGAGAATGCGCCGTTCGTAGGAAGCGCCCGGCTGGTGACCGTGCCGGCCGGCCTGTCCCATTTCCGCACGCCCAGGTACCCGCCATGAGCCTCCGGCACGATCAGATAATCCCGCAGGTGGCCGTTCTCCACGACCAGTCGGTTGAGCGAGCGCCAGTCTTTCCCGGCTTCGACAAAGGCCAGCCGCACCCAGGTTTTCCACGCCAGCCGCGGCACCCGGTGCATGGGGCCGGCGGCCGGGTCGCCCGGCAGGTGCATGCGGCCCAGGACTTCGCCGACAGATCGCAGAGGCCGGCGCGGCGGCTCGTAGACGGCCATGGGCATCTTCTCGGCGTGCCGGGCTACCAGTAGGAAGCGCCGGCGGCTCTGCGCCAGACCGCCGATTTCCCCGCAATCGTGCACGGTCTCGCGCACGATGTAGCCGTAGGCGCGGAACAGGCCGGTGATCTGGTCGAGGAAATGTCGGCCGCGCGTCATGATGAGCGGCACGTTTTCGAACAGGAAAAACTCGGGCGGATCATCCTTCCAGGCTTCCAGAGTCAGCCACACCGAGCGCAGCGTCAGGCCGTTCATGGCCTTGTATTTGGCTGACGCGGCGTGCTGCTTGGCCAGCAGTCCGGAGAAGCCCTTGCACGGTGCCGACAAAAACACCACGTTGGGCAGGTGGCCGTGGGCGGCGGCGCGCACGTCGGGCGGCGTCACCTCCAGCCATTCGGGTGGCGGCTCGCGGCCGTTGATGGCGACGTACTGCTCGCGGCTGGCTAGGTCGCGCACCGTGGTGGGGTATCCGCCCAGGCGGTCGCAGTCGCGCACAGCAATGGCGTCGATGTCCATGCCGCCCACGTAGACGAATTCACCCTGCAGGCCAGGGATGCCCGGGCGGGCGCGCTGGAAGCCTTTCTTGCCGCCGCCGGAGCCGGGGAACAGGTGGAAGTGGGTGATGTGCTTGATCAATGCCGCCGCCGAAGGTTGCATCTGTCCGGCCACGGATAATCCCTCCCGGGCTTGCGCCGCTTTTCGCGTGATTTCTTGCTCATGCTTCAACTTCCGTAGGTAGCCCCAGCGACCCCTGCTTATCCACAGCCGGCGTTACACTGATCGTGATTTCGCATCCCATCACCTCGTAGAGCTTCTTGATCTGCTCTCCAGTAGGCCGAGCCTTCACGCGGAAGGTCAGCTCGATGCTTCCGCCTTCCATGATTGTCACAGCGAAAGAATCCACGTCCACGGTATCGAGATTGATATCCGAAGCCCCCCCCAAGCCGAAGCCGATCACAACGTCAGCGCCCTTCAGGGAGTGATCAAGGCGTAGGCGCTCGATCAGGTTTCCGAAGCGGCGCACGGTCAGGGACTCGACGCCCTCAAGCTGGCCATCGGATTCGTCGGTTTTGTAAAGGAAGCTGCGCAGGGTGGGGTGTATTTCGGAAAGCAGCTCATTACCCGACGTGACGGCTATTTTCAGATCGGCGGCGGGTACGTTTTCTTCACCGTGCTTTTCGGACCGGGGATTGATGTGTGCAATTACGGCTGTCTGGTTGTCAAGGCTGAATTGGGTGTGCATGTTAATTTTCTCCGACTGAAATGAGGGCGCCGGCGCTGGCCCCGGTCTGACGGATTACTATCCGCGCCATGACTGCTGTGCCAGGAGCCGCCGCAGCAGCGGGGAAGGAACTCCGGACATTTTCCCCTGTCCGGCTCGGCCTGGCCCGAGTATTGCGGGGGATTATTCGGCGGGTTGAAGTTGTGCGCGGCGCTCTTGATACGCGGCTTCGAGCTTCACGCGGTCGTTGCCCCCGGGAAGGTCTCGCAAGTCATCGGCGATCAAATCGAGCACGTCCATGTCGGGGCATTTTTGGATGCGGGAGAGCAGGGTGGCGTAGTCGTATTCGAGGGCGGCGGGCTGGGCCGGGGAGGCCTGGGACACTTCTCCGGTTTCTTGGTCGACGCTCTGTCCGGAATCGCCTTGATTTGGCTCTTCCATGTCGATGACGATTCCGCCATCAATCACCACGCTCCGACCTCCTTCCGCCGCGTTCGCAACGACCAACGCGTTCGCAACCTCTATGCTGCACGGCATGTACTTCAGAACCTGCAACAGCGGAATCTTTCGGGCGTACATTTCCCAATCCCTGAAGCTGTAGTGACGCTTGCCGACCTTGTTGTATTTGTCGCGGTGCTTGCGAATTTTCTCTACCGTCCACAGCTCAATGATGGGCATGGTCGCGTCTTTTACCCAGCCGACCGCGTAGGCATGAGTGATGTTTTCAGCCTCATTCATTTCTGTTTCGTTGTGAATAACCAGGTCGCGCCGCGCACCGTCCACGAAGGTGTATTCCTGATCGCGGAAAATCACGCCAGTGAAAACAGTGCCGCGCCCGCTGCGGGATACCAGATCTACCAAGCCCTTCCAGCCAGGAACGAAGGTGCAGGTTTTCCCGTAAGGGATAAGATAGCCAGCGCCATTCACACCAGGCTCAAGGCCGAGTTGCCCGGCCGTCATGATCGAGGCCGCTATGCTTTTGGGGTCGCACTGCTGCAATGCCGGGCTGGTGCTGAAAGCGGTCAGGGCAAGTCTGGCCATGCGATCAGCGGTCAGGTGTTTGGGAAGCGCAAGCGCAAGTTGCGGCTTGAACCTCTCCATGAAACCGTTGAATTGCGTAAGCGGATTGCCGCCCTTTTTCACCTCGGAAAGGCTGGTTGCCATAGTCATACCTCAATATCAGTCATTGCCCACCTGGGCAGGTTGATCGTTTCGATTCCAGCGCTATACCCCGGCCATTCGCCGGATCGCAGACATTGCGCATAGGTGTTGAGATTTCGTCGGTAGTCGACCCGGCCTTGTTCGCGGCTCATTTCGTCCAGCATCGACGCGGAGGCGGCAAACGGAAACTCCGACTCCACCGCCAGGAAAATGAAGGCCAGCACACGCTTACCAGATGCCAACGCGAAGCCGTCGCTGTAAAAAGCGTCCTGCACTTGATACCGCTTCCTGGCCACCTGCCGGGAGAATTCACCGGGCGCGGCGCTGGAGAACGTCTTCACATCAAGCAAAATCACGGCATCGTCGCCAACGGGATGCACCCAATCCGGCCTGCACCGGCACAAAACACCCGTTTCCGGGTCCGTCCAAAACGCGGACACCTCCGGCCAGCCTTCGGCAAGGGCGTCGCGAATATCGGGCAATGACAACGCCGACACGCGCTGGTGAATCGCCGCCGCGTACTGCTGAGCCGTGATGATGGTGCGCTCGCCGTTTTCTGCCTCCCACTTGCGCCACCAGTCCATGGCCTCGACGCTCTCGGGATTCGGTTTCTTGGCATTCCATTGGGCAGAAGTCGGTCGGCGCGGGGCGCTTTCTGGCACCACCGCGTACCGTTTCGTAAATTCTTCAGGCTCCAGAATCGACGTATGCGCAAGCTGGCCCTCAAGCTGCCCGGCACGCTCCTTTTCTGCCGGACGCTCCGGGTTCAGCGTGAGATTCCAGTAGTGCCACGGGCTGCGCTCGATGCGGTCCAGGCCGGTTTTGCTGATTCCCGGACCTGAGTGGTACTCGGCGATGTCCAGGCCGTGGATGATGCCCTGGGTGATAGGGGCGTTCATGGCTACGGCCCCACAAAAAGCAAACACACCATCGCCAGCACTAGACACAGATAAATCGCCCGGTCGTAGCGCAGGCCCAGCACCTTAATTTCAGGCTGACTGAGCAATTCATCGTCGCTGGCAAGCTCCGGGGGCAGGGGCTTGTTCTTGCGGGCGATGGCTGGATGGTTCAGGTGCACGTGACCGAATCGGACCTCGTCATGCTCGGCGCGCGCGCGGGCCTTGAGCCAGTGTGGATTGATAGGCTTAGTCATCTCTGGCCGCCTCTGTTTCGGGTTCCGGCGTAGGCTCCCGGCCCGATTCGATGCGCGACCGCGCCACTTCAATCAGAAGTTGGTACTCGCGCTGGATGGGTGTGCCACCGTGGCGCCGGGCGACAGCGGCCAGGAATTCATCTGCCGTTCCGCCAAAGCAGCCACGTGTAACGAGCAGGGTGTTGTCCCTGCCGTTGTAAACGGTGAGCGTGCCTTGCTCGCTGCCGACCTTGGAGGCCCAGAAGATCAAGGCATTGCCGGACACCCGGGCATCGCCGGACACCCGGGCATCGCCGTACACCCAGGCATCGCCGGACACCCGGGCATCGCCGTACACCTGGGCATCGCCGTACACCTGGGCATCGCCGTACACCTGGGCATCGCCGGACACCCGGGCATCGCCGTACACCCAGGCATCGCCGTACACCCAGGCATCGCCGGACACCCGGGCATCGCCGTACACCCAGG